CGCGCGCTTTGAATAGGTCGCACACCTAACCAACGACGACGTACTTAGCTTCATAATCCAACATATCTACGTTGGGTACCCAAACGCCTTTAGAAAGTACTTTAGGGGGTAACAATGAAGCCAATGCCTTCATATCACCTTTTCTGATTGCTTCTTCACAAGCTAGTTGCAATGAAATATCTATGCCAAACATGATCTCAAAAAGAACACGAGTGTCATGATGACAATCAAACGGAACTATCGAAGAAATATCACAAGGTAAATGGTAACCATCATCAACAAAGCGAGGCAAGACATGTTGTGTCTTCTCAAGTGCATAATGAGCAAGGCATGACACAATTGGACAATGAGGGCATTCATTTAATGCTGATAAGGCTTTAGCCCGCAATAGTTGATCCATAACTATTGGGCCCGCACTAATACATGAGTGTGTCCAAGCAAAATTTTGAATGAAACGGTAAGGATCACGTATTACTTGGCCAGATTCACCAAAAATTAAACCACAAAAGGAAGCAGAACAAGGGTCCTGAACTTGTTCGATCTTTATAGTGAATCCACAATTCAAATAATCCTCATCGGTGAATGGTACATCAGAAACAAATAGACCATCATCACCTTCAAATATACCCTCAATATGACCACCCTTAGAATGGGCAATGAACATGGCCAATGCCAAGTTCGTAAACCCATTTCCAAGCGAAGTCCACATGTCCCCAGACATACGCCTACCTGGAACTTTAACACGAACACCTGACCTGGTGCACAAAGAATTGACACCACAAAGCGCAGAATGCAACACTGCTAAACCGTCTGCGCCTAAATAGGTGCCAAGAAAATGTGAGTAAAGCTGGAATTCTATCGCATCAGCGACCTCTGGTATGAAATGTTTTTCGAAGGAAGTAAAATCGGTAGCATAACAATATTTACCTCGACCTCGAAGCCTCTTGACAAGTGCAATCCTATCGCTGGTTCGCACATGCTTGACAAAAGGACAAAAAGACATCCCAAAGAGATGATGATAAACAACATCCTCGATCGATTTGATCATTGGTCCAGCCCATACTTTAAATTCATCGACTCTAGAATTAATCCACCTCAAGTGTTTATAAACAGGATAAGATTCTGTTTTCCCGAATGAATGAATATTGTGCTTATGATTAGTTGGGTAAGAACAACCCAAGGACAATTTAGCATCATCATATTCTTTCAATCTATGCTCTGGGAAATTCAATGTGCTTCTCCACTGCTCATAGGTCATTATGGGACCAGTGGGAA